ATGAAAAAGATAGCTGCTATATCATTAATTAGTATTTTTATTATGTCTGGTTGTGCTGTGCATAATGATGAGACAAGTATCGGTAAATTTGGTCTTGCATATAAAAGTAATATTCAGCGTAAACTCGATAACCAATACTACACCGAAGCCGAAGCTTCTTTAGCCAGGGGTAGAATATCTGGTGCAGAAAATATAGTAAAAAATGATGCAACTCATTTCTGTGTTACTCAGGGCAAAAAAATGCAAATAGTTGAGCTGAAGACAGAAGGTGTAGGATTACATGGTGTCGCTCGTCTGACATTCAAATGTGGAGAGTGAGAATATTTTTTGGTAAGCGTCAAATATGCGCGTTCTGGCTGTGCGTAGCCGGAACCTGTGGGAGCACGATGCCGATAAGTGAAAGGCATCGTGCTATGAAGGAGGATTCTATCGATGTGGTCAATGGAAGACGGTTACCAGAGATAGGGCTTATGCATAAAAAAATAAGCCCGTGTAAGGGAGATTTAGGGTGTCACCAGTAGGGGCTTTCAACGGTACAATGCGGGTTTGAGCGGCATAAATTACCACTGAAAGCCCTTAAACGTTACTCTACTGTGGACACTGTGTGGACACTCTCGGCCTCAGTACCACCTCTTAGCGGATTAAGAGAAATGGCGTCCTGAAGGTACTCTGGCGCAAAATGAGCGTAAACCATAGTTTGCTCAATCCGCGTGTGACCTAGTATCCGTTGTAGCGTGATAATACTTCCTCCATTAATCATGAAATGAGTGGCAAAGCTGTGCCTTAGTGCATGTGTGGCTTGCCCCATTGGCAAATCCGGTTTTATTGCTTTCATTGTTCGTCTGAAGCGAGGGTAATCAGCATCAGGGAATAAAAAACCTCGTTTGTTATCCGCGATCATTTTGGCAACAGCCTCTGAGATCGGGACGGTGCGTGGTTTGTTTGTTTTCGTTTTAACAAACGTGACGCGGTTATGGATGATATTTTCTGCTTTCAAACGAGCTGCTTCTCCCCAACGTGCTCCTGTACTCAGGCAAAGAATCGCAATCTTTTTATTGTCGCCGTCAAGTGCTGCAAGCAGTAAGGCAATTTCTTCCTGTGTGAGATAGCCTGTTTCTGGTTTTTCCTCCTTAAGCCTCTTTGTCCCTCTGATAGGGTGCTCACCAAAGAATAACTCCGCTTCAATCAGGGCTGTAAACATGCCGCTAATACATGTTAAATCACGATTGATACTCGAAGGTTTAATACCCTGACTTCTTCGGGTGGCGCAGTACTGGCTGATAAGGGATTTCGTGATTTGAAATGCGCATGGGTCATTCGTTATTTTTGTGAAGATTTCAATTTTTCCAAGATTAGATTTCCCATGCTCTTCGTGTTTACCCTTTAAATCCCACCAGATCTGTGTCAGTTCCGACAGACGTCGTTTGTCTGTTGGTTTTGATAGCCATTCTTTATTGTGGTGGTTGTACAACGTGTATTTTTCGAAAGCGACAGCTTCGCTTTTCTTATCAAACTTCCTACGGATGCGTTTTCCGTTACGTCCAGTAGGGCGGATGTCCACTTCATATCGACCATCATCGAGTTTTTTGATTGCCATCAGAAAACCCTCCGAGTGGTACTTTTTTTGCTACTACTAATCGCTTTTTTCGTGGTGGCTGAAATTTAGCCACCAATAGTAGGCACTTGTGATGAATATATTCACGATAAATTGTTAACCAGTCTTTTGACCGGAGTGGGGCGACGTTGTTTCGTTTTGCCCAAAGTGTGCGAGAGCGGGCGCAATTTGCCCGGCTTCTGGAGCTACCTGATCAGTCATGAACCACAAAGTATATTTAGTAAATCTGGGATGTTGTAAGACCTTCATTATGGCTTCAACTCCAGCGTTTTTTGACCGGCTCTCATAGCTCGAAAGTGAGCTGTAGGCTACACCAGTTAATTCACTGAATTCTTTACGGTTTAACCTTTCAGATTCACGGATTAGCTTCAACTTCTCCGAAACGTCTATTGACATAATTACTCCGATTGCGTAATTTCTTGTTGATAGTGTGAAATGTTGTGCTTCTGGAGTTATCCTTTTAGGCAATAATTAGCCATTAGGAGCCATTAGAAGCACTAAGGGAGAATCGTAGCAGATGAATAGACAGCTTGTAAGCGTGACTGATGCCGTGCCTTATCAGGAGTTTGCAAAACTCATTGGTAAAACTCCAAGAGCTGTAAGGGGCATGATTGAGAAAGGGAAATTACCAGTTATTGAGATTACTGACCCTCAGTCAGTATCGGGGCGTGCTGGTGAATATTGGGTATACCTTCCGGCATGGAATAACGGACTAAAACTGGCTTATGAAAGCCGTCCTAAAGAGATTCGTGACGGCTGGTTGATGTGGTTAGGTCTCGGTGAACCACGTTAAGGAGAACCGTATGAATGAGCCTCGTTGTATTGCTCAGTTATTGCGTAACGAAAGCCCCAGGGCGATTGACTTCACCATCACCCACGGTAAGGGGCGTAAGGGAATCATTATCCGCACCAAAAAACAGAGTCCGTTAAAGAAGGCTCTGACCTTTCTGAAAAGCCGGAGGGTATGGAAATGACAGTGATGACGCTCAATCTCGTTGAAAAACAGCCAGCAGCTATGCGCCGGATAATTGGTAAGCATCTTGCCGTCCCTCGCTGGCAGGATACATGTGATTATTATAATCAGATGATGGAGCGCGAACGGTTAACGGTTTGCTTTCATGCGCAGTTAAAACAGCGTCACGCAACGATGCGTTTTGAAGAAATGAACGACGTCGAACGTGAACGGCTGGTTTGTGCAATTGATGAATTGCGTGGGGCATTCTCAAAACGCCGTCAGGTTGGCGCAAGTGAGTATGCATATATTAGTTTTTTAACAGTCAGTCAGCGTCGTACTTTATTTATGCATGCCGGATTGACTGAAAAAGAATTCAACCAGCCATACTGGCGAATTAATGAAGAATCATGTTACTGGCGTGATGCTTTATTCCGTGCATTACGTGAATTATTCAGCCTGTTTGAGTATGCACCGACAATTCTGACGTCGGTAAAACCAGAGCAATATCTGCATTAAATAATTAACCAGAGTTTTTAACGCACTTAATCGTGCGGGGCTTCTTTTTGCCTGGAGAAAGTCATGCATACAGTTTCTGAAAACAAGTGCGGTAAATACGCATTACTGCTGCAACAGGCCAGAGCCGAAGCACAGGCCGACGCAGCGACACGCTTTTCTTCTCATCTTGACGCCATGATTCGCCATATCACAAAGGCGGAGTTATCCCGCGTGGAGATAGTCGAGCTGCTCAGTCAGGAGTCGGAAAAATTTCACAATATCGGATTGTCTCGCGGGGAGGTGCTTTGATGTCCTGTTCTCATTCAGTTGTATTACTGAATAACGCCTTAAAAATCGCCGTTATGAAAAATGGCGATTTGTCTCTTATTCAACTTTGCCTTGATAAAGAAAAACGCGACATAACTGAATCTGTTATCGCGATTTATCAGAATGAATTAAACCTCCTGTCTGATGTGGTCAATTTACTTGTTAAACGCGCTGTATTCCACAAGCAAATTTCCTCAGTGGATGAACTGACAAAATTAACGACAGAACTTGCCAGTTATTGCGCTGATGTATCCAGGAAACTTAACGATAAAAGGAGCTGATAATGCCGGACAACGTAGATTTTATTCAGGAACAACAGGCTGAATTACTGGAGCGCCAGATTAACGCGGCAAGGGTAAAACATTGCGGTGCTTCTGCGCTGGTTTGCGAAGAGTGTGACGCGCCAATACCTGCTGCCCGTCGTGCGGCTTACCCGTCAGCCACGCGTTGTGTTTCCTGTCAGTCAGTCTTTGAAGCAAAAAACAAACATTACCGGAGAACGGCATGAGTATTCGTATTGAAATTGGCGAACGTTATGTCGTTACCAGTGACAGCTTTCAGTTTATTCTCCACGAGAAAAAGAGAGCGGAAAGCGGTAAAAACGCCGGTCAGGAATGGCTGGCGGTGGTTGGTTATTACCCGAAATTAAGCCAGCTCGTTTCCGGCCTGATGCATCACGATATTCTGACCGGAAGCGCAAAGTCTTTTGCTGATTTAAACGCGCAGGTTGAGCAACTCAGCAAGCGTTGTTCAGAGGCTTTTGGCTCATATGGCCGTTAAAGCCTCCGGGCGTTTTGTCCCTCCGTCAGCATTTGCCGCAGGCACCGGTAAGACGTTTACCGGTGCTTACGCATGGAACGCGCCACGCGAGGCCGTCGGGCGCGAAAGACCCCTTACACGTGACGAGATGCGTCAGGTGCAAGGTGTTTTATCCACGATTAACCGCCTGCCTTACTTTTTGCGCTCGCTGTTTACTTCACGCTATGACTACATCCGGCGCAATAAAAGCCCGGTGCACGGGTTTTATTTCCTCACATCCACTTTTCAGCGTCGTTTATGGCCGCGCATTGAGCGTGTGAATCAGCGCCATGAAATGAACACCGACGCGTCGTTACTGTTTCTGGCAGAGCGTGACCACTATGCGCGCCTGCCGGGAATGAATGACAAGGAGCTGAAAAAGTTTGCTGCCCGTATCTCATCGCAGCTTTTCATGATGTATGAGGAACTCAGCGATGCCTGGGTGGATGCGCATGGCGAAAAAGAATCGCTGTTTACGGATGAGGCGCAGGCTCACCTCTATGGTCATGTTGCTGGCGCTGCACGTGCTTTCAATATTTCCCCGCTCTACTGGAAAAAATACCGTAAAGGACAGATGACCACGAGGCAGGCATATTCTGCCATTGCCCGCCTGTTTAACGATGAGTGGTGGATTAGTCAGCTTAAAGGCCAGCGTATGCGCTGGCATGAGGCGTTACTGATTGCTGTCGGGGAGGTCAATAAAGACCGTTCACCTTATGCCAGTAAACATGCCATTCGTGATGTGCGTGCGCGCCGCCAGGCAAATCTGGAATTTCTTAAATCGTGTGACCTTGAAAACAGGGAAACCGGCGAGCGCATCGACCTTATCAGTAAGGTGATGGGCAGTATTTCTAATCCTGAAATTCGCCGGATGGAGCTGATGAACACCATTGCCGGTATTGAGCGTTACGCCGCCGCAGAGGGTGATGTGGGGATGTTTATCACGCTGACCGCGCCGTCAAAGTATCACCCGACTCGTCAGGTCAGAAAAGGCGAAAGTAAAACCGTTCAGCTTAATCACGGCTGGAACGATGAGGCATTTAATCCAAAGGATGCGCAGCGTTATCTCTGCCGCATCTGGAGCCTGATGCGCACGGCATTCAAGGATAATGATTTACAGGTCTACGGTTTGCGTGTCGTCGAGCCACACCACGACGGAACGCCGCACTGGCATATGATGCTTTTTTGTAATCCACGCCAGCGTAACCAGATTATCGAAATCATGCGTCGCTATGCGCTCAAAGAGGATGGCGACGAAAGAGGAGCCGCGCGAAACCGTTTTCAGGCAAAACACCTTAATCGGGGCGGTGCTGCGGGGTATATCGCGAAATACATCTCAAAAAACATCGACGGCTATGCACTGGATGGTCAGCTCGATAACGATACCGGCAGACCTCTGAAAGATACTGCCGCGGCTGTTACCGCATGGGCGTCAACGTGGCGCATCCCGCAATTTAAAACGGTTGGACTGCCGACAATGGGGGCTTACCGTGAACTACGCAAATTGCCTCGCGGCGTCAGTATTGCTGATGAGTTTGACGAACGCGTCGAGGCTGCTCGCGCTGCCGCAGACAGTGGTGATTTTGCGTTGTATATCAGCGCGCAGGGTGGGGCAAATGTCCCGCGCGATTGTCAGACTGTCAGGGTTGCCCGTAGCCCGTCGGATGACGTTAACGAGTACGAGGAAGAAGTCGAGAGAGTGGTCGGCATTTACGCGCCGCATCTCGGCGCGCGTCATATTCATATCACCAGAACGACGGACTGGCGCATTGTGCCGAAAGTTCCGGTCGTTGAGCCTTTGACTTTAAAAAGCGGCATCGCCGCGCCTCGGAGTCCTGTCAATAACTGTGGAAAGCTCACCGGTGGTGATACTTCGTTACCGGCTCCCACGCCTTCTGAGCACGCCGCAGCAGTGCTTAATCTGGTTGATGACGGTGTTATCGAATGGAATGACCCGGAGGTCGTGAGGGCGCTCAGGGGCGCATTTAAACACGGGCTGAGAACACCAAATCGTCAGCAGAGAAACGGAAGCCCGTTAAAACAGTATGAAATGGCACCATCGGCCAGACTGACCCGGTCGGAACGAATGCAAATTACCCGTATCCGCGTTGACCTCGCTCAGAACGGTATCAGGCCGCAGCGATGGGAGCTTGAGGCGCTGGCGCGTGGAGCAACCGTAAATTATGACGGGAAAAAATTCACCTATCTGGTAGATGAGGAGTGGCTGGAGGATATAACGGATATTAAGTGGATCTAATGATAATTTAACTCCTCGGAATAGAATGTTATGTTCGTTCTTGATAACTGATAATGAGTGATTTAAAAAAGCCATGTTATGTTACTAACATGGCTTTGGGATATTAATTGCTGTGCTCTTTAAAGAATAGATTAACTTCTTCAGGTGTTATATTGTCATCCATTTTATCAAATTTATCTGTGTCAACGATTTTTGTTTTTCTTAGCAAGGATAATATTTTGGCTTTATTGGGGCTTGTTTCTTTTCCTTGGATCCAGTCAATATTCCATAAATTATTTACAGAAAATGTTTTCTCTTTTGTGAGTTCATCATTTATACGGACGCATAGAGCTGACTTATAAGATTTATTCCACTCTAGGTTTATTTTTGCTTGAGTTCGCTGAAACCATATGTCAAGCATTTCTGTATTGGGTTGTTTATCCAGTTTTTTATGGAGTTGTTCTAGCTTTGTTAATTTTTTTTGGGTGTCATCACCATAAAGAAAACTGAGGAGTTTTGAGAAAATTGCCGTTCCTACTGGGTACGTTGTAGGGTTTTTTGCCATGATGCTTGAAATAATACCAAGCATAGCATCAACCTGTTGGCCGTTATCTTTAATTGTCTTTCGCTTAAATAAATTCCTAAGAAAATCATTTAGATATCTAACGGTTGTTTTCGAGTTTGGATGTTTAAGTGAAAATAAATATATTGAATAGAGCATTTTCTGGAGTGACTTATGTCTTTTTTCTTTGATGTAGTCTTTTTTAGCTTGTTTCAACGAATGAAGTATGATGTCTTCATATAGTTCAGTTTTTTTTGAGTTTAGATCTAAACCAAAATCGCCCAATACATTGACTAAACATTTTGATATTATGTCTAAATCATCTTTGCTATTAGAGAAGATCCGGTAATCATCACGGTAGCGTACTACCTTGTAGTTTATTATTTTGAGTTCGTTAGTTTTTTTTCTTAATTCTATATCGATTTGACCCAAGATAAGCTCAGCAAATGTATCCATCAATGTGCTGCCGAGTGGAATACCATTTGTCTGGTTGTTCATCATCATTTGAATGTGGCTGTCAATTAATCCCCCTGGGTTATTTTTGCTTTTTTTCTTCTTTGCCTCTTCTTTTGATATGAATACCCATTCAAAACTATGAGTATATATTGATGGGTAGAAGTTTGAGATGTCAGTGCTGAACATGAATTCGTATTCAAGAGCAAGGGCAAGGCTTTTTTGTTCAAAATCTTCCCACCAATTCATTACAGACGCAGCAATGTTTGACGAGTTGTCTTTTCTGACGGGGATGCTTGAACATGTAAAAAGGTCGTTTGATTCAAAAGATTTGAATTTTTCTGTTATGATTTCCCAGGTTGCTGGTGCTGTGATTTTTCTACAGAAGTAGACATAATAAAGGGGATTGATAAGTGTTATCCTACGCCAGCTATATAGACCATCTTTACTGACAAGCACCTCATAATTGATATCTTTACCCATCAGCTCCTTGGCGGTTGGTTCAATTTTAATTTTTTTGTTATGGATAGATGAATTAATATCATTTAATAATGTGGTGAAATTAATATAAGCCGGTAATTCTAAGGTTGTGTAGGAGTCATGGCGAAGAAAATATGACAGTGCTTCTTCACTGGTTAGTTCATATACTTTTTTCATGAGGATAATGCTCTTGTTAGGGATGATGTTTTTTATCATGAAATTGAAGGTATTGCGAGAGGCGGTAGCGCATTTGACTGCGTCTATTTGCATGTGTTTTTGATAACGGTTTTTGTAATCAGGATGGAGCGCAGCACTGAGGAGCGGGACATAATGCAACTGCATTAAAACCGTCTCATGAAGCGGGCGGGCGAGGCGGGGAAAGCACTGCGCGCTGACGGTGGTGCTGATTGTATTTTTTCAGCGTCTCAGCGCGTCGTGACGGCACTTAGTCTGCCCGTTGAGGCGTTGTGTGTCTGCGGGGTGTTTTGTGCGGTGGTGAGCGTGTGAGGGGGGATGACGGGGTGTAAAAAAGCCGCCCGCAGGCGGCGATGTTCAGTCGTTGTCAGTGTCCAGTGAGTAGTTTTTAAAGCGGATGACCTCCTGACCGAGCCAGCCGTTTATCTCGCGGATCCTGTCCTGTAACGGGATAAGCTCATTGCGGACAAAGACCTTTGCCACTTTCTCAATATCACCCAGCGACCCGACGTTCTCCGGCTTGCCACCCATCAACTGAAAGGGGATGCGGTGCGCGTCCAGCAGGTCAGCGGCGCTGGCTTTTTTGATATTAAAAAAATCGTCCTTCGTCGCCACTTCACTGAGGGGGATAATTTTAATGCCGTCGGCTTTCCCCTGTGGGGCATAGAGAAACAGGTTTTTAAAGTTGTTGCGGCCTTTCGACTTGACCATGTTTTCGCGAAGCATTTCGATATCGTTGCGATCCTGCACGGCATCGGTGACGTACATGATGTATCCGGCATGTGCGCCATTTTCGTAATACTTGCGGCGGAACAACGTGGCCGACTCATTCAGCCAGGCAGAGTTAAGGGCGCTGAGATATTCCGGCAGGCCGTACAGCTCCTGATTAATATCCGGCTCCAGCAGGTGAAACACGGAGCCGGGCGCGAAGGCTGTCGGCTCGTTGAAGGACGGCACCCACCAGTAAACATCCTCCTCCACGCCACGGCGGGTATATTTTGCCGGTGAGGTTTCCAGTCTGATGACCTTACCGGTGGTGCTGTAACGCTTTTCCAGAAACGCATTACCGAACACCAGAAAATCCAGCACAAAGCGGCTGAAATCCTGCTGGGAAAGCCACGGGTGCGGGATAAACGTTGAAGCCAGAATATTACGTTTGACGTAAATCGGTGAGCTGTGATGCACGGCAGCACGCAGGCTTTTTGCCAGACCGGTAAAGCTGACCGGCGGCTCATACCATCTGCCGTTACTGATACATTCGACGTAATCCAGAATGTCACGGCGGTCGAGCACCGGCACCGGCTCACCAAAGGTGAATGCTTCCATTTTCGGGGCGCTGGCGGTCATTGTTTTTGCCTCAGGTTGCGGTGTTTTCCCTTTTTTCTTGCTCATCAGTAAAACTCCAGAATGGTGGATGTCAGCGGGGTGCTGATACCGGCGGTGAGTGGCTCATTTAACAGGGCGTGCATGGTCGCCCAGGCGAGGTCGGCGTGGCTGGCTTCCTCGCTGCGGCTGGCCTCATAGGTGGCGCTGCGTCCGCTGCTGGTCATGGTCTTGCGGATAGCCATAAACGAGCTGGTGATGTCGGTGGCGCTGACGTCATATTCCAGACAGCCACGGCGGATGACGTCTTTTGCCTTGAGCACCATTGCGGTTTTCATTTCCGGTGTGTAGCGGATATCGCGCGCGGCGGGATAGAACGAGCGCACGAGCTGGAACACGCCGACACCGAGGCCGGTGGCATCAATACCGATGTATTCGACGTTGTATTTTTCGGTGAGTTTGCGGATGGATTCCGCCTGAGTGGCAAAGTCCATGCCTTTCCACTGGTGACGCTCAAGTATTCTGAATTTGCCACCGGCCACCACCGGCGGTGCCAGCACCACGCATCCGGCACTGTCGCCACGGTGTGACGGGTCGTAACCAATCCATACCGGGCGGGAGCCGAACGGATTGGCGGCAAAGGGTGCATAGTCTTCCCATTCTTCCAGCGTGTCGACCATGCAGCGTTGCAGCTCCTCGAACGGGAACACCGACGCCTTGTCGTCAACAAATTCACACATGAACAGGTTTTTAAAATCGTCGGCGCTGTTTTCGCGTTTGAGCTGCTCAATGTCGAACAGCGTGCAGCCACCTTTCAGGGCGTCCTCAATGGTGACAATCTGTCGCCACTGGCCGTCCGCACAGAGAAGCCCACCGGCAAGGGCGTTATGACTGACGTCGATTTCCACGCGTTCGGCGGCGCTGGCGCGTCCCCGGTTATACAGTTCACCCGACCAGAACGGGTAGGCGTCGTGCGCCAGCGTGGACGGGGTGGAGAAATAGGTCGAACGCAGGTGACTCTGTGAGGCCATACCTGATGCCACCTTACGCAGTACCTGAAAATTCGGGATCCAGAAAATCTCGTCGACGTACAGGTCGCCGTTATGGCTCTGCGCGGTGTTGGAGTTGGTGCCGAGAAAAATCAGTTTTGCGCCGTTATTGCCCAGGACAATCGGGTCACCGGTCAGGTCAACGTCAACCAGACGGGCAAAGGCGATGATGTATTCGCGGAACACATACGCCTGCGTTTTACTGGCCGACAGAAAAATCTGGTTATGACCGGTTTTCAGGGCGCGCAGCAGCGCCTCGCGGGAAAAATAAAATGTCGCGCCAATCTGGCGGGATTTCAGGATATCGCGGATGCGGTGCTCAAGCCCGGCGCGATACCAGTGCAACTGATAGTCGAAAGACTGCTCAAAGAAAATCTGCTCCAGCTTTTCGATGGCTTCGTCACTGAAAAAATTCTTTTTCGGTTTGCGCCGCCCGCCTTTGTTGCGGTTAGCGACGTTCGGATTAAGGTCTGCCTCGTTGCCGGTCTGGCTGTAGCGATTTACCCGTGCCAGTCGTTCAATCTGGCGTCCCAGCAGGTCAATTTCCTTGAAGTCACCGCCGGTTTTCTGCGGTTTGATGATGAGCTGGGTCAGCCGCGCTTCCAGGCTCATTTCGACACGGCTGATGGGGGCAACGCTGTCCCAGCCGTCGCGCTGTTTCCAGCTCTGCACCGTCGGGCGTTTCATCTGCAACATGGCGGCAATCTGCGGCACGGAAAACCCCTGCCAGTACAGCAGCGCCGCCTGACGACGCGGGTCGTGTAAAAGAGTGGTGTCTGTGGTGATGGTCATGAATACCTCGCCGTGATGAATACACGGCAAGGCTACTGAGTCGCGCCCCGCGATTCGCTAAGGTGCTGTTGTGTCAGTGATAAGCCATCCGGGACTGATGGCGGAGGATGCGCATCGTCGGGAAACTGGTGCCGACATGTGACTCCTCTAATCACTATTCAGGACTCCTGACAATGGCAAAAAAAGTCTCAAAATTCTTTCGTATCGGCGTTGAGGGTGACACCTGTGACGGGCGTGTCATCAGTGCGCAGGATATTCAGGAAATGGCCGAAACCTTTGACCCGCGAGTCTATGGTTGCCGCATTAACCTGGAACATCTGCGCGGCATCCTGCCTGACGGTATTTTTAAGCGTTATGGCGATGTGGCCGAACTGAAGGCCGAAAAGATTGACGATGATTCGGCGCTGAAAGGCAAATGGGCGCTGTTTGCGAAAATCACCCCGACCGATGACCTTATCGCGATGAACAAGGCCGCGCAGAAGGTCTACACCTCAATGGAAATTCAGCCGAACTTTGCCAACACCGGCAAATGTTATCTGGTGGGGCTGGCCGTCACCGATGACCCGGCAAGCCTCGGCACGGAATACCTGGAATTCTGCCGCACGGCAAAACACAACCCCCTGAACCGCTTCAAATTAAGCCCTGAAAACCTGATTTCAGTGGCAACGCCTGTTGAGCTGGAATTTGAAGACCTGCCTGAAACCGTGTTCACAGCCCTGACCGAAAAGGTGAAATCCATTTTTGGCCGCAAACAGGCCAGCGATGACGCCCGTCTGAATGACGTGCATGAAGCGGTGACCGCTGTCGCTGAACATGTGCAGGAAAAGCTGAGCGCCACTGAGCAGCGACTCGCTGAGATGGAAACCGCCTTTTCCGCACTTAAGCAGGAGGTGACTGACAGGGCGGATGAAACCAGCCAGGCATTCACCCGCCTGAAAAACAGTCTCGACCACACCGAAAGTCTGACCCAGCAGCGCCGCAGCAAGGCCACCGGCGGTGGCGGTGACGCCCTGATGACGAACTGCTGACCGGCGTCAGTCAGTCCGGAAAAACCTTCACGATTAACCCTTAATTTCAGGAAAAACTATGCGCCAGGAAACCCGCTTTAAATTTAATGCCTACCTGTCCCGTGTTGCCGAGCTGAACGGCATCGACGCCGGTGATGTGTCGAAAAAATTCACCGTTGAACCGTCGGTCACCCAGACCCTGATGAACACCATGCAGGAGTCCTCTGACTTTCTGACCCGCATCAACATTGTGCCGGTCAGCGAAATGAAAGGGGAAAAAATTGGCATCGGTGTCACCGGCTCCATCGCCAGCACCACCGACACCGCCGGTGGCACCGAGCGTCAGCCGAAGGACTTCTCGAAGCTGGCGTCAAACAAGTACGAATGCGACCAGATTAACTTCGATTTTTATATCCGCTACAAAACGCTTGACCTGTGGGCGCGTTATCAGGATTTCCAGCTCCGTATCCGTAACGCCATTATCAAACGCCAGTCCCTTGATTTCATCATGGCCGGTTTTAACGGCGTGAAGCGTGCCGAAACCTCTGACCGCAGCAGCAATCCGATGCTGCAGGATGTGGCGGTCGGCTGGCTGCAGAAATACCGCAATGAAGCCCCGGCGCGCGTGATGAGCAAGGTTACTGACGAGGAAGGTCACACGACCTCTGAGGTCATCCGCGTGGGCAAGGGCGGTGATTATGCCAGCCTCGATGCACTGGTGATGGATGCGACCAACAACCTGATTGAGCCGTGGTATCAGGAAGACCCTGACCTTGTGGTGATTGTGGGACGTCAGCTACTGGCGGACAAGTATTTCCCCATCGTTAACAAGGAGCAGGATAACAGCGAAATGCTGGCCGCTGACGTCATTATCAGCCAGAAACGCATCGGTAACCTGCCGGCGGTACGCGTCCCGTACTTTCCGGCGGATGCGATGCTCATCACGAAGCTGGAAAACCTGTCCATCTACTACATGGATGACAGCCATCGCCGCGTGATTGTGGAAAACCCGAAACTCGACCGCGTGGAGAACTACGAGTCAATGAACATTGATTACGTGGTGGAAGACTACGCCGCCGGTTGTCTGGTGGAAAAAATTAAGGTCGGTGATTTCTCCACACCGGCTAAGGCGACCGCAGAGCCGGGAGCGTAACCGATGACGAGTCCCGCACAGCGCCACATGATGCGGGTCTCGGCAGCGATGACCGCGCAGCGGGAAGCCGCCCCGCTGCGACATGCAACTGTCTATGAGCAGATGCTGGTCAAGCTGGCCGCAGACCAGCGCACACTGAAAGCGATTTATTCAAAAGAGCTTAAGGCCGCGAAAAAACGCGAACTGCTGCCGTTCTGGTTGCCGTGGGTGAACGGCGTGCTGGAGCAGGGCAAAGGTGCACAGGATGACATTCTGATGACGGTCATGCTGTGGCGTCTGGATACCGGCGATATTGCCGGTGCGCTGGAGATTGCCCGTTATGCCCTGAAGTACGGTCTGACCATGCCGGGTAAACACCGCCGCACCCCGCCGTACATGTTCACCGAGGAGGTGGCGCTCGCGGCCATGCGCGCCCACGCTGCCGGTGAGTCTGTGGATCCCCGCCTGCTGACGGAGACCCTCGAACTGACCGCCACGGCTGACATGCCTGATGAAGTGCGCGCAAAGCTGCACAAAATCACCGGTCTGTTTCTGCGTGACGGTGGTGATGCCGCCGGTGCGCTGGCTCACCTGCAACGTGCGACACAGCTCGACTGTCAGGCAGGCGTCAAAAAAGAGATTGAACGACTGGAGCGGGAGCTGAAACCGAAGCCGGAGCCGCAACCCAAAGCGGCCACCCGTGCCACGCGTAAGACCCGGAGCGTGACACCGGCAAAACGTGGACGCCCGAAAAAGAAAGCCAGTTAACAACCGAATGCGCCCCGCGCCAGGGCGGCACGCCGGTCAGTGAGGGTGAATCACCTGACACTACACCGGCGTCCACCGCCCGACTTTTCAGAGGTAGTCATGATGACGCTGATTATTCCGCGAAAGGAGGCTCCCGTGTCCGGTGAGGGTACGGTGGTCATCCCGCAACCGGCAGGCGACGAGCCGGTGATTAAAAACACGTTCTTTTTTCCCGATATCGACCCGAAGCGCGTCCGGGAACGTATGCGCCTTGAGCAGACCGTCGCCCCCGCCCGTCTGCGTGAGGCCATCAAGTCAGGCATGGCTGAAACGAATGCGGAGCTGTACGAGTACCGCGAACAGAAAATTGCTGCCGGTTTTACGCGTCTGGCGGACGTCCCGGCGGACGACATCGACGGTGAAAGCATCAAAGTTTTTTACTACGAGCGCGCCGTGTGTGCGATGGCGACCGCGTCGCTTTATGAGCGTTATCGCGGCGTGGATGCCAGTGCCAAGGGCGACAAAAAGGCCGACAGCATAGACAGCACCATTGATGAGCTGTGGCGGGATATGCGCTGGGCAGTGGCGCGCATCCAGGACAAGCCGCGCTGCATCGTGAGTCAAATCTGATGAAGACCTTTGCGCTACAGGGCGACACGCTCGACGCCATTTGTGTCCGGTATTACGGGCGCACTGAGGGCGTGGTTGAGACCGTGCTCGCCGCAAATCCGGGACTGGCTGAACTGGGTGCGGTGCTGCCGCACGGCACCGCCGTCGAACTGCCCGACGTTCAGACCGCGCCCGTGGCTGAAACTGTCAATCTGTGGGAGTAACGCATGACAGCAGAAGAAAAAAGTGTCCTGTCGCTTTTCATGATTGGGGTGCTGATTGTTGTCGGCAAGGTGCTTGCCGGTGGTGAACCCATCACCCCGCGTCTGTTTATCGGGCGCATGTTGCTCGGTGGTTTTGTCTCGATGGTTGCCGGTGTTGTTCTGGTGCAGTTTCCTGACCTGTCACTGCCTGCGGTGTGCGGCATCGGCTCCATGCTGGGTATCGCCGGTTATCAGGTGATTGAGATTGCCATTCAGCGCCGCTTTAAGGGCAGGGGGAAACCGTAATGCCGGTAATTAACACGCATCAGAATATCGCCGCCTTTCTCGACATGCTGGCAGTGTCCGAAGGGACGGCGAATCATCCGCTGACGAAAAACCGTGGCTATGACGTGATAGTCACCGGACTGGACGGGAAGCCGGAAATCTTCACCGACTACAGTGACCACCCGTTCGCACATGGCCGACCGGCGAAGGTGTTTAACCGTCGCGGTGAAAAATCCACGGCCTCCGGTCGCTATCAGCAGCTTTACCTGTTCTGGCCGCACTACCGCAAACAGCTTGCCCTGCCGGATTTCAGTCCGTTGTCACAGGACAGACTTGCCATTCAGTTGATCCGCGAACGCGGTGCACTGGATGACATCCGGGCGGGACGCATTGAGCGCGCCATTTCACGCTGTCGCAATATCTGGGCGTCCCTGCCGGGGGCCGGTTACGGTCAGCGTGAGCATTCACTGGAAAAACTGGTCACCGTCTGGCGTACCGCTGGCGGCGCACCGGCTTAAACGGAGTAAACACCATGAAAAAATTATCCCTTTCACTGATGCTGCACGTGTCGCTGGCGCTGATGCTGGCACTGTCCCTGATTTACCCGCAGAGCGTGGCCGTCAGTTTTGTCGCTGCCTGGGCGATTCTGGCGACGGTTATCTGTGTGGTTGCCGGTGGTGTCGGCGTGTATGTCACTGAGTATGTGCTGGAACGCTACGGGCGGGAGCTGCCGCCGGAATCGCAGGCCGTGAAGATTGTCACGTCGCTGTTTTTGCAGCCGGTGACGTGGTGCAGACGGGCGGTGGGTCTGGTGGTGATGGTGGCGACGTTTATCTCGCTGGTCGCTGCCGGGTGGATTTTTACTGCGCTGATTTACCTCGTGGCGTCGCTGTTCTTCCGGCTGATACGTACGGCCTGCCGTCAGCGTTTTGAGGGGCGGGAACCATGTCAAAACTGATGATTGTGCTGGTTGTGTTGTTATCACTGGCGGTGGCGGGGCTGTTTCTGGCGAAGCATGAAAACGCCAGCCTGCGCGCCTCGCTGGACAGGGTGAACAACGTCGCCAGTGAACAGCAGGTGACCATCACCATGCTGAAAAATCAGCTTCATGTTGCCCTCACCAGAGCAGACAAAAACGAGCTGGCGCAGGTGGCTCTGCGTCAGGAGCTGGAGAACGCTGCGAAGCGTGAAGCACAGCGCGAGAAAACCATCACGAGGTTACTGAATGAAAACGAGGATTTTCGCCGCTGGTACGGTGCTGACCTGCCTGATGCTGTGCGCCGGTTGCACCAGCGCACGGCCTGCACTGACGCCAGTGATTGTCCACAACGCCTGCCCGAAAGTGAGCCTTTGCCCGATGCCGGGCAGTGACCCGCAGAAGAACGGCGATTTAAGTGCCGATATCCGGCAGCTTGAGGACGCGCTGGCACGCTGTGCCAGCCAGGTAAAAATGATTAAACACTGTCAGGACGAAAATGATGCTCAAACCCGACAGCCTGCGCAGGGCGCTGACTGATGCCGTCACGGTGTTGAAAACCAGTCCAGAGATGCTGCGGATATTCGTGGATAACGGGAGTATTGCCTCCACACTGGCGGCGTCGCTGTCATTCGAAAAGCGTTACACGCTCAATGTCATTGTGACCGACTTTACCGGTGATTTTGACCTGCTCATCGTGCCGGTGCTGGCGTGGCTGCGGGAAAATCAGCCCGACATCATGACCACCGACGAAGGCCAGAAAAAGGGCTTCACGTTTTATGCAGACATCAACAATGACAGCAGCTTTGATATCAGCATCAGCCTGATGCTGACCGAGCGCACGCTGGTCAGTGAGGTGGACGGCGCACTGCATGTGAAGAACATCCCGGAGCCTCCGCCGCCGGAGCCGGTCACCCGCCCGATGGAGCTTTATATCAATGGCGAACTGGTGAGCAAGTGGGATGAATGAGTTTAAGCGTTTTGAAGACCGGCTGGCCGGACTGACTGAATCGCTGTCACCGTCAGGGCGTCGGCGACTGAGTGCCGAACTGGCGAAACGTCTGCGGCAGAGTCAGCAGCGCCGGGTGATGGCTCAGAAAGCCCCGGACGGCACACCCTACGCGCCACGTCAGCAGCAGAGCGCCAGAAAAAAGACCGGTCGCGTTAAGCGAAAAATGTTTGCGAAACTTATCACCAGTCGTTTTTTGCATATCCGCGCCAGCCCTGAACAGGCATCAATGGAATTTTACGGCGGGAAGTCACCGAAAATCGCCAGCGTGCATCAGTTCGGTCTGTCGGAAGAAACCCGGAAAGACGGTAAGAAAATTGATTATCCGGCGCGTCCTCTGCTCGGCTTTACCGGTGAGGATGTGCAGATGATTGAAGAGATTATCCTGGCTCACCTGAATCGTTAGCTTTAATCATCTGAGAATATAAGATAGAAATCAATTGATTAGCATAATTCATTTTGAATTTTCATGTTAATAAATAAAAGGCCAGTTATTGGCCTTTTATCATTACTTGCCATTTTTTAATGAATTGATTAACGATGCTATTTGCTCTATGCCATCAAATGTAGATGGTATCTTATCATCGGATAGCATGATGTTCGAAAATACGACATCTTCAAATTTTGAAAGCGCTTCCGGATTGTTTTTCCTTATCTCTGAGGAATAGTCGCTATAACTCTGAATAAACTGACAAAGGCTCTTTCTGAGTTCTATTTGCATAATCTGAGTTCGTAACGATATGTGATTTATCAGTACAACTCTAAAGTAATAAATGAAAATCAATGTGACTGATGCAAAAGGTAGTGCTGACATGAAATATGTGGCAGCATTTGTCGTTTCGAGAGTTGGTAATTTATGCACTCCATAGTATATCAGCGGGGATGGGATGATTATAGCTAAGATGACAAGGATTATTCTTGATAGTAAAATTTCACGATCTTTCTTTTTGCCAAGTGAATTAAAGCCTTCAAACAATCCAACAAAATTAAATGCGACCTCATACCCTTTCAATGATTCTTTAATTGACTCTATTTTGGTATGTTGTTCTTTTAAAAAGGACTCGCATTTTTCGAAAAATTGACGACCTTCGCTTAAACTATCAATATATTTTTTATATGTGTCCACATTGCCTGAGCTTAAAACTTCTTTAACCATTGCTAATGGTAGTTCTCTAAGAGAAAAGTCTATCTGTGCTCTGCTTTGTTCATCGAATTCATTATAGTTATACAGCGCGAAATCCTTGATGGTTTTTAGTGGTGAAAAGAAAGTATCTGTCTCAGGAGAGAGAATACTTGGCTCAATAATAAATCTAAAAAAACAAGTGAATATAAAATTGATGCTGTTGTTATCCTCTCCCTTTTCTTTTAATAAGCTTGTAAAGGTATTACCAATCCTGACAATGTTGTACTGGGATTTTTTGTCCCAATCTTCTGGGTTTTCAGAAATGAAGTCTATTGCTTGAGCAATTATTTTGTTTCTGTTTGATTCAAAGGTTGTGCTGGGTGTCAGCGTGTTCAAAAAGACCAGATAATCTTTGAACAATTCTTTCATTGTTTTTGATGAGAAAAAGTAAGTGTTCATTATGGATTTTGTTGTCCCTTGTTGTTCTGTGCATCAGAAATCGTTGCGTGATTTACTTTGGGATTGTACAGAATCATTATTCTCGAATGAATACACAATACAATGAAATACTTCGCTTTATACGCAATATGATTCGCACCGGCATTATCGTCGAAACCGACCTTAACGCCGGTCGCTGCCGTGTGCAGACCGGCGGCATGTGTACCGACTGGCTTCAGTGGCTGACCCATCGCGCCGGACGTTCGCGCACGTGGTGGGCACCTTCCGTGGGGGAACAGGTGCTGATTCTGGCCGTGGGCGGTGAACTTGACACGGCGTTTGTTCTGCCGGGGATTTATTCCGGCGATAACCCCGCGCCGTCTGCGTCGGCGGATGCGCTGCATATCCGTTTCCCTGACGGGGCGGTGATTGAGTATGAACCCGAAACCAGTGCACTCACGGTAAGCGGAATTAAAACGGCCAGCGTGACGGCTTCTGATTCTGTTACTGCCACGGTGCCGGTGGTCATGGTGAAAGCATCAACCCGCATCACCATGGACGCACCGGAGGTGGTCTGCACCAACAGGCTGATTACCGGCACGCTGGAAGTGCAGAAGGGCGGGACGATGCGCGGCAACATTGAACACACCGGCGGTGAACTCTCATCAAACGGTAAGGTACTGCATACCCATAAACACCCCGGCGACAGCGGCGGCACAACCGGGAGTCCTCTATGACAGCGCGTTATCTCGGAATGAATCGCAGTGATGGCCTGACTGTCACTGACCTTGAGCATATCAGCCAGAGTATCGGCGATATCCTGCGCACACCGGTCGGCTCACGGGTGATGCGTCGTGATTACGGCTCGTTGCTGGCGTCAATGATTGACCAGCCGCAGACCCCGGCGCTTGAGTTGCAGATTAAGGTCGCCTGTTACATGGCCGTGCTGAAATGGGAACCCCGCGTCACCCTGTCATCCGTCACCACGGCGCGCAGTTTTGACGGGCGAATGACGGTCACGTTAACCGGCCAGCACAACGACACCGGCCAGCCACTTTCGTTAACCATCCCTGTGAGTTGAAACCATGCCGATTATCGACCTGAACCAGCTACCCGCACCGGATGTGGTCGAGGAGCTGGACTTTGAAACCATTCTCGCCGAACGCAAGGCGACACTGATTTCCCTTTACCCGGAAGACCAGCAGGAGGCGGTCGCCCGTACCCTGACGCTGGAATCTGAGCCTCTCGTCAAACTGCTGGAGGAAAATGCTTATCGTGAGCTTATCTGGCGTCAGCGTGTGAATGAGGCCGCACGGGCGGTAATGCTGGCCTGTGCCGCCGGTAATGACCTTGATGTGATTGGTGCCAATTACAACACCACGCGCCTGACTATCACCCCGGCAGATGATTCGACCATCCCGCCGACACCGGCAGTGATGGAATCTGATACTGATTATCGTCTGCGTATTCAGCAGGCGTTTGAAGGTTTAAGCGTTGCCGGGTCGGTGGGTGCTTATCAGTATCATGGTCGCAGTGCCGACGGGCGTGTCGCGGATATCTCTGTCACCAGTCCGTCTCCGGCCTGTGTCACTATCTCTGTGCTGTCTCGCGAAAATAACGGTGTCGCATCCGAAGACCTGCTGGCGGTGGTGCGCAACGCCCTTAATGGCGAGGACGTCAGGCCGGTGGCCGACCGCGTGACCGTGCAGTCTGCCGCCATCGTTGAATACCAGATAAACGCCACGCTTTACCTTTACCCTGGTCCTGAAAGCGAACCCATCCGCGCTGCTGCCGTGAAAAAACTGGAAGCGTACATCACGGCACAGCACCGGCTGGGGCGCGACATCCGTCTGTCTGCCATTTATGCCGCTTTGCATGTGGAAGGCGTGCAGCGTGTCGAGCTGGCCGCACCGCTGGCTGACATCGTGCTCAACAGTACGCAGGCGTCTTTCTGTACCGAATACCGCGTCGTGACCGGAGGCTCGGATGAGTGATTCGCGACTGCTGCCGACCGGCTCATCACCGCTTGAAGTTGCTGCCGCAAAAGCCTGTGCAGAAATTGAAAAAACGCCGGTCAGGATTCGTGAACTGTGGAACCCGGATACCTGTCCGGCAAATCTGCTGCCGTGGCTGGCGTGGGCGTTTTCGGTCGACAGGTGGGATGAAAAGTGGCCGGAAGCGACAAAACGCGCCGTTATCCGCGATGCCTATTTCATCCACTGTCATAAGGGCACTATAGGTGCAATCCGGCGTGTGGTGGAGCCGCTCGGCTATCTCATCAACGTGACGGAGTGGTGGGAAAACAGTGACCCGCCCGGCACCTTCCGGCTTGATATTGGTGTACTGGAAAGCGGTATCACAGAGGCAATGTATCAGGAAATGGAACGGCTGATTGCTGATGCCAAACCTGCAAGCCGTCATCTTATTGGCCTGAACATTACCCGGGACATTCCCGGCTACCTGTTCGCCGGTGGTGTGGCTTATGACGGCGATGTAATTACGGTTTACCCCGGATAAGTGAGGAATAATGAGCACAAAATTCAGAACCGTTATCACCACTGCCGGTGCAGCAAAGCTGGCAGCGGCAACCGCACCGGGAGGGCGGAAGGTCAACATTACCACGATGGCCGTCGGGGATGGCGGTGGTAAATTGCCTGTCCCGGATGCCGGACAGACCGGGCTTATCCACGAAGTCTGGCGACATGCGCTGAACAAAATCAGTCAGGACAAACGAAACAGTAATTATATTATCGCAGAGCTGGTTATTCCGCCGGAGGTGGGCGGTTTCTGGATGCGTGAGCTTGGCCTGTACGATGATGCGGGAACGTTAATTGCCGTGGCGAACATGGCCGAAAGTTATAAGCCAGCTCTTGCCGAAGGCTCAGGGCGTTCGCAGACCTGCCGCATGGTCATCATCGTCAGCAGTGTGGCCTCAGTGGAGCTGACCATTGACACTACAACGGTGATGGCAACGCAGGATTACGTTGATGACAAAATTGCAGAGCACGAACAGTCACGACGTCACCCGGACGCCTCGCTGACCGCAAAAGGTTTTACTCAGTTAAGCAGTGCGACCAACAGCACGTCTGAAACACTGGCCGCAACGCCGAAAGCGGTAAAGGCCGCCTATGACCTTGCTAACGGGAAATATACTGCGCAGGATGCCACCACGGCGCGAAAAGGCCTTGTTCAGCTCAGTAGTGTGACCAACAGCACGTCTGAAACGCTCGCCGCAACGCCGAAAGCCGTTAAGACGGTAATGGATGAAACGAACAAGAAAGCGCCATTAAACAGCCCTGCACTGACCGGAACGCCAACGACGCCAACTGCGCGACAGGGAACGAATAATACTCAGATCGCAAACACGGCTTTCGTTATGGCCGCGATTGCCGCCCTTGTAGACTCGTCGCCTGACGCACTGAATACGCTGAACGAGCTGGCGGCGGCGCTGGGCAATGACCCGAATTTTGCTACCACCATGACTAATGCGCTTGCGGGTAAGCAACCGAAAGATGCCACTTTGACGGCGCTGGCGGGGCTTGCTACTGCGGCAGACAGGTTTCCGTATTTTACGGGGAATGATGTTGCCAGCCTGGCGACCCTGACAAAAGTCGGGCGGGATATTCTGGCTAAATCGACCGTTGCCGCCGTTATCGAATATCTCGGTTTACAGGAAACGGTAAACCGAGCCGGGAACGCCGTGCAAAAAAATGGCGATACCTTGTCCGGCGGGCTTACTTTTGAAAACGACTCAATCCTTGCCTGGATTCGAAATACTGACTGGGCAAAGATTGGATTTAAAAATGATGCCGACAGCGATACTGATTCATATATGTGGTTTGAAACAGGTGACAACGGCAATGAATATTTCAAATGGAGAAGTCGCCAGAGCACCACAACAAAAGACCTGATGAATCTTAAATGGGATGCTCTGTATGTTCTTGTTAAAGCCCTTTTCAGCAGTGAAGTAAAAATATCTACAGTCAATGCGCTGAGGATATTTAATTCATCTTTTGGTGCTATTTTTCGCCGTGCTGAAGAAAACCTGTATATCATTCCTACACGAGAAAATGAGGGTGAAAATGGAGATATTGGGCCATTAAGGCCATTCGGCATCAACTTAAGAACAGGAGTTGTGTCTGTTGGTAATGGTGCCAGGATTGATGGCGGGCTGGCACTTGGCACGAATAACGCGTTGGGTGGGAACTCTATTGTTCTTGGTGATAACGACACCGGATTTAAACAAAATGGCGATGGTAATCTGGATGTTTATGCTAATAACGTCCATGTTATGCGCTTTGTTTCCGGAAGCATTCAAAGTAATAAGACCATAAATATTACGGGGCGTGTTAATCCCTCGGATTACGGTAACTTTGATTCCCGCTATGTGAGAGATATCAGACTTGGCACACGTGTTGTCCAGACCATGCAGAAAGGGGTGATGTATGAGAAAGCAGGGCACGTAATTACCGGGCTTGGTATTGTCGGTGAAGTCGATGGTGATGACCCCGCAGTATTCAGGCCAATACAAAAATACATCAATGGCACATGGTATAACGTCGCACAGGTGTAATTTATGCAGCATTTAAAAAATATTACTGCGGGTAATCCAAAAACTGTTGCCCAATATCAACTGACAAAAAATTTTGATGTTATCTGGTTATGGTCCGAAGAGGGAAAAAACTGGTATGAGGAAGTAAGTAATTTTCAGGAAGACACGATAAAGATTGTTTACGACGAGAATAATATAATTGTCGGCATCACCAGAGATGCTTCAACGCTTAACCCTGAAGGTTTCAACGTTGTCGAGGTTCCTGATATTACCTCCAACCGACGTGCTGATGACTCAGGTAAATGGATGTTTAAGGATGGTGCCGTGATTAAGCGGATTTATACGGCAGATGAACAGGAGCAACAGGCAGAATCACAAAAGGCAGCTTTACTTTCCGAAGCTGAATCCGTGATTTTGCCGCTGGAACGCGCTGTCAGGCTGAATATGGCGACGGATGAGGAACGCAGCCGACTGGAAGCATGGGAACGCTACAGCGTTCTGGTCAGTCGTGTGGATCCTGCAAATCCCGAATGGCCGGAAATGCCGCAATAAGTTGTATGATCTCTGGTGTGAGCTTACATATCTATAGCACAGAGTAAAGCCTAATCTGACAGTCCGCTATGTGCCAGGAGCGGAAGTAGCAAACCAGATTTTACTGAAGCTTGAGCAGAGATACCACCAACTGATGCCTATCAGTAATGGGGCTCTTGATGATTCAAATAAAAAAGATTAAATTGATTAAGATTATTCTTACTTGATTAATTGTTTTGCGCATGGGCTTGGAAAACCATGAATCAGATCTTCACTAGATAAAACAACGAACTATGGAGGAAGCGTGGGCGGCGAAACTAAGAATATTGATGAGATTGCAGGTATCATTTCCAGTAGAATTTTTGATGAGTTAGGCTGGAAAACCCAAAATACAACGGATATAAGTTGGGACTGTTGTTTGAGATCTCATCTAAACGCTAAACAACTTTTATCTGAAAACCCAAAAAAAACTCATCCTACGGATGTAGTCTTCAAATATAAAGATCCTTATTCAGATATAACTCAGTATATACAAACAGATTTAAAATCTTATTGTGCCAGCACGCTTGACGGTACAAAATCAATATTGAACACTGTACGAAGTTTATCACAACAGGTAGCTTGCGCGCCAAGAAGTCCTGAGTGGCGGCGTCTATTTGTTGACAGCACAAATGAGAAATATCAAGTTAACGGCCTACTTTTTATATATAATCATGACAATAAATATGACTCTGATTTAATTGAGAAATTAAATGGAGCAGCCACAGCAAGTTATGATTTTCCAGAGAACTCTGTGATTGCCGTTTTTGACCCAACTATGATCAGATTTTTACTAGATGTTACAGAACACATCGAGACTAGAAGAGGAATTACTGACAAAGTAACACAAGAAACAAATATGTTATGGCAAAAAATTCCTGAGATAGAGAACTGTACATATTTTTACCCTGACAAACATAATAAAATAGCAACGAAAGGGAAAATCCTTCCAGCCACAATTGAAATGATAACATCTGGGATGATTTTTTACTCATATGAACACGAATATATTAGAAATGATGGTGGCGATAGAATAAGAAATAAAATATTGAATATATTCTGGAAGGAAGAGGTTGATTCCAGTAACCACTTTATATTTCTTTTAGAGTATATATTTAACTATCAATTACTCAATCAATTTGACAAAATATTTGTTATAACTCCGTTCTCATCACACTCAAGCATTCATTTGCAATCCGCCATTAATGATTACATAGGAATATATTCTTTCACTCAATCTCATATAGAAACGTTAAAGGAAAAAATAGTATCCATTCCTTTTGTTAATCAAAAGCTATCTATATTTGAGTACCAGGTTGCCAGCAAGCAGGTGAATAGAAAATGTCACTTTTCATAAGGAGTATGACATGAATAAATATCAAGCTACGTTGTTTTCAAACGAAAGTGACATTTATACCGCCCTCCACTCTAACAGTGCAAAAATCACAGATGTTACATTAAGGAAAATCGCCTTCAATAGAGGGATAATTTTCCCATCTAACTTATCAAAAGAGGTATTGATAGAAAAATTATCAGACCTGCCATTTTCATATAATCACATCAGAGAAGTACAAGATAAACTGGCAACCAAACCCAGCCAAGACGTCTTCTCAGTAAAACGTATATATGAAGAATTTGATATAGAGAAACTCTATGACGTTGTAAACAAAGTGAAAGAAAATAGACCCAAGTTGCTAGGGCATGAGAAAATTGATCATTACTCAGGCTTGCAAACCTATCATATATCTATTGATTATACTGAGTTTGATTTTAGAAGGGGTAAGTTTCAGCAGAAAAAATTGTACAGTGGGAGTATAGTTTTTATAGTAAAAAAAGGATATGTTTCAGTAAGATATAACTATACGCCACGCATTTCAGAAATTCTCAAGCAAATAATTGATACATATTCATCAACAGTTTGTAACAACATAGTTGTCAACGAAATAGATTTATCAAGTATCGTCGATACAGATCTTAGGAATATTTTTGCTGTTCATCTTTATGATTTTGATGGAAATTATAAAAAAACAGGACTTGAATATGCTGGTCTTGAAAAGGTTAGAGTAAGCAGAATAAAAACATCTCTGGATATTAATGGAGATAATCTCGAAGGAAATAATAACGAAGAAACACAAGAGTTATTAAACAAGATTTCACCTTCTACAGATAACGAAAATGATGATGACATTAATAATCAGGAAATGGCATCTGACGATGATGAAAACCTAACTTTTAACATTAACAATGCCGCGTATGATGGCCTATCATTAGTGAACGCACCTCAAATTAAGGAACTGTGCCGTGATGGGTTTTATCGAAGCTTAATTCGATGGAAGTCATTTTCCTCAGTAGTTAAGAATCATACTATAACTTTTGAACTTAGTTTCGATGATAAATATCTTGGGAAAAATATAAAATTCAGAGCGTTATACAAAGAAAGCAACTCTGCATCCGCAGAGAGAGAAAAACTCAGTGACGCAGACTTTGATCAAGTCATGAAACAATTAGAAGATAAAATATTTTTGATTAATGACTTTATTATCGAAGAGCATACCAAGCGATACCCAGTAACGAAAGCTATGTCTTGCGAGACTTTGAATCAGGAGGCTGGATGATGATAAAGGTAAAAATTTATAAAGCAGAAAAGGATATAACTAAAAGTGAGTTATTACATAAAGTAAATGACAACCTCTATGATGAAGATAAAGGATATGGTTTTCAAATCATTAATAACTCTGAAGTGCTTAAACTAAGATTTACCATGAGAAGCATTAGCAAGCAAAGCTTAGAATATGCTAATGGCGAGCGTTCAGAGGTTGAAATAGCAACTTACTTAAATGTGGACTTTGGCGTCAGACAAGGGAAAAAAATCATACTATATGCCACTAATCCTCCATTAAGTATGAAAGTGCCTTATACTATGGTGCAAAAACTATTTGGTGAAGATAGTGGCTTGAGACCAGTAGAATTTGATCTGAGAAAAATTGTAAATGGTCTTTCTGAGGGCTTTGACATCAAGATAAAATCCATGTCTCTATCTAATATCTCTGTTGATCCTTTTACTTTAGCAAAGACAAAAATAGTAAGCTCAAAGAATCTCCAAGAAATTTATCAGAATAAATACATGAATAGTTCGGCCGTTTTTGATTCCGTACATTTCTTCGTTAACGGAATTGAAACGGAATTATCTAGGACGGGTAGATTCCGTGTGAGAGAGAGTCAGCTTCCAACACTTTTATCCATCTTAGAAACTCTCAGAATTTTGTGA